CAGCTGGCTTCAGAAGCCAGCTGACGTTTGTTTCTTCTACTGTTTAACCAATTGGTGGCGTACCTTCTGCGTTCCCAGCAATCGCTTCGATTTGAATCTGAGCACCTTTTGGTAAATCCGTCACACCAATCACTCTTCTTGCAGGCGTGCCTTCAGGGAAGTACGTTTGGTAGACGTCATCTACTGCCGCCAGCTCTTCAATCTCTTTCACAAAAATGTTCACTTTCACCAGATCAGCTAAGCTGTGATCCACACTTTCAATAATCGCTTTAATATTTTCTAAACATTGCGTCGTTTGTTCCTTGATTCCGCCAGCGACTAACGCATTTGTTTTAGGGTCCAATGGTAGCTGAGCTGATAGATGGTTGTAATGAGAAAAAGCAACAGTTTGTGTCGAAAATGGACACTTCGGTGCGTGCTCTGTATTATTTGCTTCAATAATTAATCCATGTCGATCTTCAATCGCTTGTGGTGGCGTACCATCCCCATGAGAAACCACCGCTTCTACTTGCACCGCCGCGCCCATTGGTAAATCAGCAACAGCAATCACTGTTCGTGCTGGCATATAATTGACCGTGCGCGCAATTCCTGAATCTGGGAAAAAAGCGGCATGTACTTGATTGACAGCTTCCAGCTTAGATAAATCTTTTAAATAAATGTTGATCTTCACAATATCATCAAAAGGCACATCAATACTGGTTAAAATGGCTTTTATGTTTTTCAAACATTGCTTTGTTTGCGTTTTAACACAGCCAGCCACAACTCTGCCCGTTTGAGGATCTATAGGCAATTGTGCAGACAGATTGTTATAGTGAGAAAACGCGACCGTTTGACTGGCTAGAGCATCAATTGGTGCCTGAACAGTCTGATTTGTTAATTTAATTAAATCCCCAGCTTGAGGTGCATTAGGGATAGTTCCTTCCCCATTTGAAACAAGTGCCTCCATTTGAACAGAAGCGCCTAACGGCAAATCTGCGACGGCGACCACTGTTTTAGCTGGATAATAATGGGTAAAAAAGGCCGCATAGACCTCCTCAACTGCGGCAGCATCCCGCATATCTTTGACAAAAATGGTCATTCTGACAATGTCACTCATCACATGGTTGATACTTTCAACAACCGCTTGGATATTTTTCAAACATTGTGTCGCTTGGGCCCGAATGCCACCTTCTACCAATTGTCCAGAGGTTGGCTCAATAGGTAATTGTGCCGACAAATGATTATAGTGGGAAAATGCGACTGTTTGGGCTGCGAGATGATGCTTTGGTGCACGCTCTGTATTTCTTGCTAAGACGATATTTTCATTACTCATAACTCTACTCCCTTTTTTAGCATTCCAACAAAAATGATTCCGCTTACATTTTTAAGCATTAAACTTCCAACAAGATCCTTTTTATTTTCCTGCTTTTCTATTAATGGTGATAGCTTTCCACCACCACTTCTTTCAGTCTACAATAAGAACAGGAACATTTCAATAAGGCATTCCTAAATTGATTGTTGGCCCGCAAACAAATCTTCTTCAGTTAAAGAAGACTGGCACAAATCAAGCTTGATTCGTGCCAGTCTTTATAGATAACTCGTTAGCTTTAACTAGTTTTATTTAACCACCATATACTCACGATAATTTTCCGAGAACGTATCCATTAGCGTATAAATTCGTTCAAAATCATAGTCACGACGAGGGTCATCATACCAAACACATTGAATACTTCCAATAATTGGAAGATTCGGGCTACCTGCTGGCACATCTGTAAATGCTTTTTTCGACATATTTGCTAAAGCATCATCATATTGATAAATGCCAGAATCAACATTGCCAGCGACCCAATACCACGCATCATTGGTATTAAAAATTTTGTGTCCTTTTTGAACAAAGTACTCAGGTTTGGCTACGTCATATCCGCTCCAACCGGCTGTCCAATAAGAAATAATAATCTCTGGGTCAAATGTACCGAAAGAATCGTCGCTGTTGTAATAAATGCCATCATTGAAGCTCATTGGCTGCATGCCCGCATCTTTAATTATTTTAGCTAAATCATTCGCATAAGCGACAAAATCTTTGTAGCGCCCAGAAGATTGCAGTTTCCCCCAACCGCCTGTATCGACATCATTTGCATACTCATCGCCGCCAAAATTGAAAATTTCACTATGCGCGGAAAAATAAGCCACGTACTTACTGATAATCGCCTTTGTGAAATTCACTGCCTTTTGGTTCCCTAAATCTACTGTTCGTTTTGAGCCATCAAAAGCGGGATTTTTAATCGCTAGTTTTTCCATGGCCACTAACAAGGCATCCATATGTCCTGGACTGTTAATCACGGGAATGATGTTGATGTTGCGCGCTTTCGCAAAAGCCAACAACCGATCCATTTCTTTTTGTGTTAACGCGTTGCCATTAGGATCATTGTAATATGCGTTGTTGCCTCGTTGGATTGCTTTTGAAACCCGGTTGTGGTTGTATTTTTTACCATTCACATTGACCGACATATCATCCAAGATAAACCGTAAGCCATCATTTCCTAAAATTAATTGGACATCTGTGTACCCATTTTGACTAGCTTTGGCCACTAATTCTTCCAGTTGCTCCACGGAAAAATATTTTCTTCCCGCATCAATGGAAAAGACACTTTTTAAAGGTTGTGTTTGTTTCTCTTTTAAATTATCCAAAGCTGTTTGGACCTCCGTTTGCCAAGTAGTCACTTGTGCGGCTGTATACGTTTTTCCCGCAAGTTCTGTGGCGACTGTCTCTTTTGTTGTTTGTAGTGCTTGAATCGTTTCTGGTGTATAGCTTTCTGCCTTTTCAATGGCTGTAACTGCTTGATCCAACGCACGATATAAAGTGGTTAAGTCAATGGCTAACAGGCCTTTTTCTAATTCAGCATCATAGGTGTTTGAAATCCCTTGGCCATAATCGCCACCTAAAATAGCTTTATTCACATCATAAAGCGTTGTTGCTTGTGTCACTGCTTCTGCGGCTTTATTTTGTGCTTCAAGGTCTGTGTTGGCGTAGCTAATTCGTTTTAAATAGTGTTGCGCAGCCGCTTTCATCTCTGCAAGAGAAACGCCTTTACTCTCTGCAATGGCCGTTTTTGTCCAAAGTAAATTAGAAGGTTTTATCTGATTTAAATCGTCTTCATTATAGGTGCGACCATCGCGATCTAAGGCATAGAGGAACATGCCCCCTAAATTATTTTCATAAGAATAACGAGCTACTTTATACATGTTACTTTCCATATACGGCTCTTTTGTGTCATACCAGCGGTTGCGATCTTGCTCTTCTGGGAAAGTTAATCCTGGAACAAATCGTTCCCCATTGAGAACCGGACTTAAATTATTTAATGCTCGTTGCGTGCGTTGGTCATCGCTGCCATACTGTTGATACGCGAGAAAATCGAAACAGTCACTGACATCTTGTAAAGGTGGTAAATATTCTGCATTGGTATCATACAAAAATGGACGATCCGTTCCCGACTTCGGTCCAATGTATTTTGATAATGCACGAATGACACCATTAGATAGAACAATATCTTTTTCACTTGGACGAGTTTCCATGTCAATATCTAACCCATCAATTCCTAAATCATCGACAAATTTGGTTAACAACTCTTTCGCATAAGCATCAAATTCTGCTTCTGTAGGCGTTGTTCCTGCATAAGGAACTTTTAATAGCTCGCTGTAATCAATCCCACGAACTAAACGAACACCTCGTGCATGCAGTGCTGGCGCATACTCATTTTTTAACGTATCATAAAATGGCTGTGCAAGTGCTTCTTGTCCTTTTGGCACATAACTAAAGACATTCACAATGTCAATACCATAAGGAATATCGTGCATCGTTAGCCAATTTTCATCTGGCAATGTTGTATTAACTCCTTGCATCGTTTTGTCACGCCAAGCCCGATAATAAACCATAAAATGTTTCTCTTGGGTCGGCTCATTGGCTTGGCTGATCATTGGTTGATGAAACAGACTAAATAAGATAAACGCCAAGCCAACCAATAACGAAAGACCCAGCCAACTGACAATTGTTTCTCTGTTTTCTCCTTTTCTTGTCGATAAATTGTTCCCCACTTTGAACACCATTCCTTTCTGCACTCCGTTCATTTTTGTGTATCCACCTAAAAAGAAAGCGCATACACAACCATCAATAGAATAACAAAAAATAACGAATTTGCAAAATAGAAACTGGAAAAATGAGTATTTTCTATAAAAATCTTTTCCCGCCTAAAATCACTTTTGTTAGACGGCGTTTAAATGGTAAATTTTGAGACTTGCAAGAAAAACAGGCCTATTTTTCTTGCAAGTCTCCTTTACTTAGTCGTGATCAACCAATAAATAATCACTGTTTGAATTTTTTGGGATCTACTCGTTTGAAATTTATCTCATCATCAATAACTGCTCTATGCTTTAAATCTAAATGATATCGCATATCATGATTTATATTTGAATTTTTTTTCAGATTATCATTATATGTTTCTAAAAATAATTTTAAAACTTTTTCAGGTTGCCTTATACCTAATACTTTTCTTGATATTTCTAAACCATTTACCTTTTTTATAAACCATTTTTGATTGTATTTCATTATAGATGACAAATTAAAATAAGCTTGGAATACAGCTCCCGCATCTTTAATTTGAGTATTTTTTTTCAATTCATTGTATTCATTCAATAAATTCTTTAGCTCTTCATAATTGTAAAAACTGAACATTCCATTCTTAACTTCTGTCATCATTTTATTCTGCCTAGTCCAAGATCCCATGCATACAGAAACTAACTCAACTAAGGGAATTTTGTTATTCTCTATATGTAAATCTTTTAACTTTTTGTATTCTTCATTTCCTAAAATTACGTATTTATTAATATAGTCTATTACCCGCCACTTACATGCTGTATTATTTATTTTAATAATGTCATTCATTTCTTTGTTTACGGAAACATAGTATGGCACGGGTAAGCCATATTTTCTTGCAATACTATATCTATGTTGCCCATCGATGATCTGCATTGTGGAGTTTACTATAATGGGTCGAATAATTCCTTTTTGTAGAATAGAATTTTCCAGTTTCTTGTTCAGTGTAACTTCACGATTACTTCTTAAAAAGCTGAACATTTCATATTCTTCCGTTATATAAATATCACTCATTTCTCTATCCATTTTTTATCTCCTTTATTAAAAACATACTTTGAATATCTCTTATTACTGGCTTCCCATCAATTTCGATTTCATATTTAATTGCTTTGTTTGAATTTCTATGCAATTTATAATTATATGCTTTCAAAAACTCTTCCAAAACGACTCCTTGGTGAAAAATTCCTTCTATAACATTTTTAGTTTTTATTTTAAATCCATTAATTAACCTATAATAATCGAAATCTTTTACAATAAATAATTCTACATAAGCAAAAAATGTTTGCTGTGAACTTCTCAAGTTCAACTCTTCACAAAAGTTTCCGTAAGAATCTAATAATCTTATAAATTCCTTGTAGTTATAAAATGAAAATTGACCTGTTTTTACTAATTCTTGTGAATTACCATCATAGTGTTTATTTCCCATAGCCAAAGATATTAAAGAAGAGGGTGAGATATTTTTATACTTCTTTACAATAAACTGTAGTTTTTTATATTCGTTCATACCATCCATCGAATATTTTCGTATGAAATCTCCAATTTTCCATGTCTTAATTGTCGAATTAAGCTCAATTACATCATCTAAGTTCAGACCTTTCGAAATAATATAAGGAATGGACTTATTCAATTTTCTGGCTATCAAAAAACGAGTTTGTCCATCAATAATTTCAAATTTCTCATTTACATCTATAGGAACTAAAATACCTGATTTTTCTATAGATTCTATTAAACTACGCTTTTCTTTAATTGCTCTGTTTCCCTTTAAAAATTTAAATTTTGAATAATCCTTAGTTTCATACAATTTACCAATCAACTTTCCCATATTCTTCACTCCTTATAAAATATATTTTTAATTTATATATTTTATAATATCGTCTAAAAAAAGAAATGCAATTCTTTTTTAATCAATATAACACCAACCACACATTAAAATAACATTTTGGTTAACCATCCATGTTTATTAATTCGGCGATTTTCACAACAATTTTCCCTTGCGCTCGTCCTGTCAATGAATAATCTACCGCTTCTTGAATTTGGCTAAAAGGAACGACTCGGTCAATTATCGGCTGTAATTTTCCCTGTTCAATAAACTCAGTGAGTAAAGCTAATTGCTCGCCATCTGGACGCATAAACAAAAAATGATAACTAACATCTGTGGCTTGCTCCAATCGATGAATCTTGCGGGTAGCTATTTTAAAGGCCCATTGTTTCCAAAGCGGCAAGCCATACTCTTTAGCAAAACGTTCGTTGGGAATGCCTGACAATGTAACAACTTTTCCCTGAGGTTTAACCACTGAGAAAGCTTTTTCTAAGATTGTCCCCCCCATTGTATCAAACACATAATCATAGTCGGATAAAACTTCTTCAAAATTTTGTGTCCGATAGTCAATCACTTCATCTGCTCCCAACGCTTGAACCCATTCTTTATTTTTACTACTCGTTGTGGTGGCAACGTAAGCGCCTGCTAGTTTTGCTAATTGAATCGCAATGGTTCCAATCCCTCCTGAACCTGCTTGAATCAGGACTTTCTGGCCTGGCTGTACATTCATAATATCATGTAGCGCTTGATAACTTGTCAAACCGACTAACGGAATGGCCGCAGCTTCTTCAAACGTTAAATTTTTCGGCTTCATAGCTACAGCCGCTTGATCCACTGCAATATATTCAGCAAAAGTTCCCACGCGATTTTTGGGTACTCGCCCGTAAACTGCATCGCCCAGCCTAAAATTTTGAACATTTTTTCCAACAGAGACAACAATCCCAGCAAAATCACTGCCTAAAATCAGTGGCATTTGATAATCTAAAAGCATCTTTACTTTGCCATCTTTTGTTTTTAAATCAATCGGGTTGATACTGGCAGCGATAATTTTGACCAAAACATCATTGTCATGAATGGTGGGTAAGGGCACCTCCTCGATTGCTAATTCTTTTTGTCCGTATTTATGAATTAAAGCGGCTTTCATCATTGAATCTTTCCTCTCTTTCTATCCCTTTTATCGGTTTAAAAGTTTAAACCTTTAATCAATTAGTATCTTAACGAAGAATGGGATCCACGTCAAGTTTCAGCCCTCAGCGTATTTTATTGACAAAAAACACGAAAAATGGTTTAATCATTTAAAAATACGAACCAAAGAGGCGAAAGAATATGAAAGAATTAGAAGAAATTCAAACAGAATTTACTGCGCTTAGTGATTTTTTAATCGCATTGGGTGATGAAAAACGCCAAGCAATTATTATTGCACTGTTAGAAGACCAAGCCTGTGTTGGCCGTCGTGTCACTGAGTTAACAGAGGCGACACAGCTCTCACGCCCCGCTGTTTCTCACCACTTAAAAATTTTGAAACAAGCCAAATTAATTGATTGTCGCAGTGAAGGAACTAAAAATTATTACTCACTTTCTCACGATACCACCAAAATTGAGCAACTCCAACAACTATTGACCCACATTACGTCGATTATGCCAGGGAGGAAGCAAGCATGAAAAAAATTCTCGTGGTCCTCACAAACGTCTCCCGTTATCACGGCACCGAAGAACCAACGGGCCTCTGGCTAGGTGAAGCCACGGAGTTCGTGGAAGAAGTAACCAAAGCAGGATTTTCAGTTGACTATGTTAGTCCCCAAGGAGGCTATGTCCCTTTGGATCCCCGGAGTATGAAATATGTAGATTCATCCATTATGGCAGTTTATGAAAGTGCTGATTTTCAAGAACGAGCGCTAGCACATTCCCTCTCTCTTGAAGAAATTCCATAACAATTTAAGGAACAAAAAAATCATACAATACGCATTAAATAGCTATTTTGTCATTTTTAATAATCTAAGATATGTAAATAATACCGCAAATCTGTGGTAAATTTTGTGGTAAAAAATATTTTTGTTTTATACAGTACAACCAAGCTAGAAAAACAAAAGTATCTCAAAAGTATCTTACTTTAGAAAAAGTTGTTTCTACAAGCTTTATACTAAATTAAATAGAAAAATCAAAAGTAATTCAAAAGAATTGACAGACTAATATTGGAAATAAACAAAAAAATCCCTACCTCTCACAGCGAGAAGTAGGGATTTGCTTATTTCTTAATAATTCAATGTTTGACCAGGATAAATTAAGTTAGGATTTGCTAATCCGTTTAATGCAGCTAAAGCTTGATAAGTAGTGCCAAGTTTTGCTGCAATACTAGATAAATTATCACCAAACTGGACTGTGTAAACATTACCTGTTGCCGATCCATTGACTTTCAAAACTTGACCAGGATAAATAAGATTTGGATTTGTCAATCCATTTAATGCCGTTAACGTTTGATAGTCTGTTCCGTATTGATAAGCAATACTTGATAATGTTTCGCCGTATTGTACCACATGAGTCGCTTCTGGTTGTTTATCAGGAACAGTTGCCGCATCTGGTAATAGTTCAATATCACCTTTGCTAATCCATGACAAAATGCCTTCTAGCAATACTCTGCTTCCAGTTGCTTCTTGCACTTTATAACTGTTTCCTTTAACCCAATCTGGAATAGCTTCGCCAGTTGCCCAAGCATCAACACTAAATTTCACTTTGACGGTATCGCCAACTTTAACATCAGAATTAGGTATTTTTTCAATTTCTTCGCCTGCATCTGTTGCTGGCGTATCCGTTTCTGGTTTATTTGTATCTGTATAACCACTATCCGTAATTCCTGTTAAATCTACGTTACCATCTAAACCACCTGCAATATAAGCGGATGTGAATTGCCAAATGCCAATACCATCCATGCTTGGGAAATAAGCATACAATGGATATGGTGACACACCATCGATAGGATACGCAGCAATCCATAAAGAGTTAGGAAACTCTTTGATGATTTGTTGATAGTTTACATGATTTAGTGTAAATGGCTTATAGCTGTAATACATTGGAGTATAGCCAGCCTGTTTTATTCTGCGCATACCGTACAAAATTGTCTCTGTATTTGCTGCTTTTTCGGCATCTGAACTTACATATCCTCCATATCCATCTGGAACACTAGCCAACGCTCCATGTTCAAAATCTAATGCAACGATGGAATTTTTAGGCGTTTGAATACGTGGCAAAAAGTAATCCATTGTTGTTTTCGCAATGTCCATGTTTCCCCAAGTGTCATACCAAATATAGGTATGCGCACGTTTACCTTGGGCAATAGCACTTGCTACTTGCGTTTTATATGTGTATTGTTCATAAATACCGCTAGCATTGTAGCCGCCAATCTGAGCAATGGCGAATTTATCATGTGCATAACCAAAACGACCCTGTTCGCCTTGATAAATCGCCCAGTCCACACCTTGGTCACCTTTTGCAGCAAATACATTTAAAGGCATAAAAAATAGAGCGACAAGCGCTCCTATTAAAATTTTCTTTTTCATTTTTATTTCTCCTTGTCTTTTAAATTATATGCTGATACTCCTGTTACCACTCCTAAAAAAGTTGCTATGGTATTAATAGTTAAAACAGCCATATCTGTTTGTTGCCAACCGTAGGCTTTACCTAGCGTGGCAATCAAAACAGAACTTGCAGGAAGCACAGTAAGCACTCCCCACTTGATGATTTTGTAATACTTGTCTGGTAATATCATTTCTAAATTCCTCCTAAGTATTTCGTGATTAAATAGACAGCAACAGAAACCCCAATTCCTGCAATTGTTCGCCACGTCCACTTTTGATTCTCTTTTATTTCCGCAATATCGCCTTCATTGTTTTTGGCCATTGAGAGCGCTATGTCTGCTTTCTCTCTTAATTGTTCATGATTATCCAACTTTGTTTCAATCCGTGCCAAACGATCGACGATTTCAATTAAAGGATCATCTTTCAAGTTATCGTCTCCATCCCTCTAACAAAAGAACCGCCTAGCTTTTGCTAAACGGTTCACCTGTCATTTTAGTAAATTCATCTTCTGTAATACAACTAGGCACAAATTCTGCAACCTGCTCTGGAGTAAATAGTCCCCAATCATACATCAGTTTAATGTCATCATATGAATACATTATTTTGCACCTCCGATTTGTTCTTTAATAGCATCAATTTCTCTTGTATTTTGAAGAGAAGTAAGCATCGTCTTAGAATTGATTTGTGCAAGTGATTCTGCTTTAGCAGTTAGCTTTTCATTTGCTTGTTTTAACTCACTATTTGAAACTTCTAAGCCATTAGCAAGATTTTCTAACAAATTCAATTTTTTTGTATAATCCTGTGTCACTGCTTCTTCCCATTTTTGTTCTGAAAAGTTAAAGAATTGGGATTGTTCATTCACTAAATTTTCTAGTGGTTTCTCCTCTACAAATGGCAAGGCTACAACATAATCATCTTGAACTTCGAAAATTTGAAATCCTACTGGGTAGAGCACTTTATATATTTTTTTCATTTTATTATCCACTCCTATTTACGACGCATAACGCCGATTTCTCTAAAAACAATTTTTTTATTTGCTTCATTTAATGTGTTTGCAGTATCTCCTGTAATCACTAAAGATGTACCAGATTTAGAAATAGATATTTTTTTATACGCTATTGTTGGGTCTGCTGAAGCAGAACCTACCCATGCAACTGCTGGTAATTCGTATTTTAATTTCGTAATATTCGGAGTAACTGGTATTGAGTGAACAATACCGCCACCGTTATCGTTGTAACGCGAGAATATCAAAACAATTTCATCCACATTGCTGCTATTTGAAATTGTTACTGATTGAGATTCTGTCAAATAAGCTCCAGTTCCATCCCAGTAGTCTTTCACCACCTCATAGGTCGGTTTTGCATTAACCGATACAGATTTACCACCGATTTGAATCCCATCTTGAAAATTCTTTGTCCCTAAAACAGTCTCATTTCCAACGGCCTTTACTAATTTTCCTTCCACGCCGTCAATAGCATCTGCATGTGTTTTCATATACTTTACAACACCATTTTCTTTTAGCTGAACGATATCTGCCATTACGCTTCACCTACCTTTTCAAATGTAAAAACTGGTAATGCATCCAATTTTGCTTTATCCGTTTTAGACATTAAACCGTCTTTTTCAGAAGTGGCATTGCTAGGAAGCGTTGGAATAACAGTTGTGTCTGGCAGTGCTTTTACATCAGAAGCAGTTAAAATAACTTCACCTGTATGACCATTTACAGACGAGACAGTGCCTGCTTCAGCACCACTAATTTTTCCATCAACAAATTCATTTAATCCAACAACGCCAGCTGTACTAGTTTGTACATCAATAGCTACGCCGTCTTTTTTCACTACATATAAATCAGGCATTTATTTCTTCATCTCCTTTTACTTTTTCAAACTCAACACCAGAACCACCTAGTTTTCCATCTTCATAATCGGCTATGATTTTTAACATTTTGTCATACTCCTGTTTCGAAATCATAATCCCATCAATAGGTAAATCTAGGTCTGCACGCGTAATAATGACTGCGCCTGTATGTCCATTTACTGAAGATACTTTTGAATTACCAGCCATTATCTCTGTTAATCCAAGGATTGCCGATACGTGTGTCATAGGAAAAAACTGACGTTTAATCCCATTTTCATCAGTTTCCATCATTCTTTTAGCATCAACCATTGTCTACACCTTCAATCGTAAAAACATTTTGTTTTGAATCATCAACTGTCGCTATAATTAACGCCCCTTCTTCAATTGGATGATTAACTGTTCCCAATACTTCAACTTCATGATTCTTAGAAAATGAATCATCCTCTAAAATTTCTAACGTGTTTACATTACCGTATTTGATGGTGTATAGCCGTTCCTCTAACCGATGATACAAATAGTTCATATCAGCCAATAAACGCTCAGAAAGTGAATTATGACGTACTCCTTGTATGTCTACACGTGCATCCATTAATTCAGCTAGCATTGTTCCGCCTGGATCAACAGTTTTTAAAATATCTTTGATTGATTCGAACCATGAAGTGAAATCTGTTTTTTGCGCATCTCGCCACGCTTCAAACTCTTCTTTTCTAGCATTCATCCAATCAGTAAAATCGCCTTTATTTTCGTTGATAAAAGCGGTCATGTCTGCGATTAAATCTTCAATGGACTGCCAATAAGA